GAACGGGTATAGCCGGGAAGCGATCGAACGGAAGCGACTATCCCTCGAAGGCGTTCTGGTCCCGGTAACCGAACGCTGGAACCGGGAACTGCTCCGGGACGCCGGATTCGATCACGTCGATTGCTTCTGGCGGTGGATGAACTTCGCGGGCTGGCTGGCGGTCCGCGATGGCTGAGCCGAAGTCCGACTGGTGGGAAGACGGCGGGATCGCGAAGCTAGGACCCGAACGTCTGGAACGGATTTACAAGACCGCCCAACTGTGGAACCGGGGACACCTGACGGTCCGCCAGATCGCGGCTGAGCTCGGCGTATCCCCGGCGACCGTATGCCGGGATCGGAAGCGGCTGATCGACCTGTGGCGATCGACGGTCCTAGCCGACGTGAACGACGTCGTCGCCCGGGAACTCGCGAAGCTGGACGACGTCGAACGCGAACTATGGCTGGCGTGGGAACGGTCGAAGCGCGACGTCGAAATCATGAAGCAGAAGGAACGGCGACGACGACCGATCGGCGGCGACGGGGAAGAACTCGTCGTCGGTCGGGAAGTCGATCGGACGACCCGGGGACGGATACCGGAAGCCCGGTACATGGATCTGATCCTGGACGTCGGCGAACGACGGGCGCGACTGCTAGGACTCGACAAGGGGATCAAGCTGGACGATATGACGTTCGACATCCGGGACATGATCAAGCGGGCGGCGGAACGGGAAAAGGAAATCGCCGCGAAGATCCGGAAGGCGCGGAAGGCGGATGGTAGAACCGACTGACGCCGAAGTCGAGGCCTGGGCGTATACGTTCCACGACCCGGTCGCGTTCGTATCCCGGGCGATCGGCGTCAAGCCGCAGGGCTGGCAGAAGCGGGTTCTGCGCGACCTGGACGATCCGAACGTGACGCGGATCGCGGTTAAGTCCTGCCACGGTCCGGGGAAGACGACCGTCGCGGCGTGGGCGATTCACTACTGGCTGAACCGATACCCGTATTCGAAGGTCCCCTGTACCGCGCCGACCGAACACCAGCTGTTCGACAACCTCTGGCCGGAACTCTACAAGTGGATGCGGCAGTCCGAATTCCGGATCGGCGACTGGATGAACTGGACCCGGACCCGGCTGGCGATGAAGCAATCGGACGGGACCGACGAACCAGAATGGTACGCTGCCGGTCGCGTGTCCCGGGTTACGAAGACGGGGACGAGCGATCAGGGCGAAGCGTACGGGCTGCAAGGGTTCCATGCGCCGCAGCTTCTATTCGTTGTCGACGAAGCGTCCGGCGTACCCGATCCGGTCTTCGCTTCGATCGAAGGTGCGCTGGCGACCGGCCAGGCGAAGATCCTGGCGATCGGGAACCCGAACGTCCCGGCGGGATGGTTCTGGAAGGCGTTTCACCGGGAGCAATCCGAATGGTCGCTTCATTCCGTCAGCTACAAGGATTCGCCGCGGGTATCGAAGGCGTGGGCCGAGTCGATGATCCGGCGGTACGGGCTGAAGCATCCGTGGGTTCAGGTCCGGGTCCTTGGCGAATTCCCGACGGCGGCGGAACACGGGCTGGTCGGTCTATGGTCCTGGGAACGAGCGACGGACCCGCAGACGCACGAGCGCCTATCCGGTATCGGGCGGCGGGCCCTCGGGATTGACGTCGCCCGGTACGGGAAGAACAATTCGGTTATCGCCTTCGCGACGGGGCCGGTCGTTCACAGGCTCGATTCCCACCCGCAGACTTCGATCACGGAACTGGAAGGTCTGGTCAAGGTCGCGATCGACGAACACGAACCGGAATTCATCGTCGTCGATGCGGACGGCGTCGGCGGCGGGCTGGTCGATAACCTGCGGGACGCCGGGATTCCGAACCTGATTTCGTGGCACGAAGGCGGCGGCGCGAAGCGCAATAAGAAGTTTCTGAACGCCCGCGCCGAGCTAGCGTGGCTTTTCAAAGAAGCGATCGAAGACGAAGCGTTGGCGGTCCCGGCTTCGGACGACGCGGAAGCCCAGGCGGTCAACATCAAGTACAAGATCCGGCGCGACGGAAAGATCCAGCTCGAATCGAAAGAAGAACTCGCGAAGCGGATGGATTCGCCGGACGAATTTGACGCCGTCAGATACAGCCTTGTACCGTACCTGTTAGGCGCACCGACCGCCGATGGCGCGATCGTCCCGGCTGCGAAGATGAGCGAAGACCCTGCGGTACCGATGGACCTACTACTTTCCTGATTGGGGGAATCGAATGGCGATCGAAGTCAAAGACCACGCCGGACGAACGACCGCGGAAGATCCGACTGCGCCGCCGTCCGTCATCATCCTGGGCGAACAGTTGCTCGACCCGGTCCCCGACGTTCGGACCTACGACGGGACGATGATCAAGTCCGTCCTTCGGAATGCCGAATATGGGCACCTGGCCGACCAGCTGAAGATGTACAGCCGGATGATCGAAGCGGACACGCACCTGTCGTCGATCGTCCAGACCCGACGGCTGGCGGCGAAGAAGGCGGGAATCCAGATTCTTCCGCCCGAAGGATTGGAGAACGACAAGCGGGCGCTCGACGCGGTCGCCTACGTCCAGGAACTGACCCGGAATATGATCGGCTGGAAGGACCTGATCCCCGCGATGATCGACGGACCGGTCAAAGGATTCTACGCCGCGGAAATCGTTTGGGACGGACCGGTCCCGATCGCCGTTCTGGATACGCCCGAAGTCGTCTGGCGCTGGAACAAGGGTCTTCAATACCGGGCGGAAAACGGGACCTATCACTACTGCGAACCGGACAAGTACATCGTCCACGCGCCGCGGGGGAACTCGGCGGTCTTCACTCGCCGCGGGGTGATGCGGTCCTGCTGTAAGTGGTGGCTGATCAAGAACGTCGGGACTCGGGATTGGGCGGCGTTCTGCGAGATCTTCGGCATCCCGTTCCGGGCGGTCCACTACCCGCAGAGTATGTCGCCGAAGGACCCGACCCTGGCGGAAGTGATTTCGCAAATCAAGCTCCTGGGCGCCTCGGGGATCATCGCGATCCGCGAAGACTTCCAAGTCGAACTAATGTCGTCGTCCGGTACCGGGAAGGACGGGACGTCGGCTCACGAACCCCTCGTCCGCTGGTGCGACGCGCAGATGTCGAAGGCGATCCTCGGTCAGACGCTGACGGTCGATACCGCCCAGGCGACGGGGACCTACGCCGCCGCGACGGTCCACAACGAAGTCCGGCTGGAACTCGCGCAGTCGGACGTCGAAGGGATCGGGGACCGGATCGCCGAAGACCTATTCCGACCGGCGGTCCTGTACGGGTTGGGGACCGACTACCCGACGCCGCGCTGCGTCCTGGTCGTCGAAGATCCGAAGGACGAAACCGCCCGCGCCGGGGTCCTGTCGGTCGCCCGGAACGAACTCGGACTTCCGATCGAAAAGGCGACGGCATACGAAAACCTGCGGATTCCGGTCCCGCCGGAAGACGTCAAGGACGAAGACCTTCTCGAAGGCGAGGCGAAACCGGCGACCCCGATCCCCTTCCGCCGCGATCGGAACGGTGGGGTCCACCTTCTCGCAGCCGAGAACGGGACGACGAAGTACATCCCCGAAGCGCAGCTGGCGCTCGACGCCCTGGCCGATGCGGGCGCGGACGCGTGGGCGGCGGCGGACCGGGACGCGATCTTCGAAACCGTCCTGGCGATCGTCGATCAGAACCCGGGGATCTCGCCGGACGATCTGCTGAAGCGACTGGCCGGCGTCTACGAAGACGCGGACCCCGAACCGCTGGCGGAACTTCTGACCGAAACGATGTTCGCCGCGACGACGAACGCCGGGTTCGCGATCGACCAAGAGAACCCGGACGCCGGTCCCGACGACGACGAATCGGACGAAGCGTGAAAACGCCCTCTAACGTCGCGAAGGGTCGAAGGGACCCGACCGTCCCTGGGGACCCCGTAGGCGCAGCGAGGCGGGACGGGGGATAGGCGGATGCCCGAAATTCCGTGGTCCGAACGACCGATGGGGAAGCGCGAAGTCGAGAAGATCCTAGGACAAATCACGTCGATCCCGCCCGCCGAGTTCTACGCGATCGAAGACGACCTGCGCCGCGCCGCCTTCACGATGTCGAAGATCAACGACGCCGCGATCCTGAACCGGATCAAGCGGCAGATCGCGTTGTACGTCAAGGCGGGGTGGAACGAAGCGCAGTTCGCTGCGTGGCTGGAAGGTCAAGCGGTAACGTGGAACGCCGCCTATTCCCGGCTCGTCTTCCGGAACGCGACGCAGAACGCCTACAACCACGCCCGCTTCAAGATCCACTTCCGACCGGGGAACGCGAAGCGGTATCCCGTCCTGATCTATGACGCCGTGATGGACGCCGAAACGTCGGACTTCTGCGCGGCGCACAACGGGAAATGGTGGCACCGTCAGCACTTCCCGAAATCGCTCTACCCGCCGAATCACCACAACTGTCGGTCGATCGTCCGGATGGCGACGAAGACGACCGCCGCGAAGCTGAACCCGAACGACCGGCTTCAGGGGAAGACGAAGGGACCGCAGTCTGACCCGCCCTGGCCGGGGAAACCGCCGGACGGCTGGCAGTACGCCTTGCGGAAACGTCGGCGGATCTTGGAACGCGGTCTTGGAATCGGAGGATGATATGCCGACCGTACGACTGAACGATGGTACCTTCCGCGCCGCCGCCGAAGCGATCGCCGCCGGGGACTTCGACGCGTCGTCGTCGTGGACCTTTTCCCGGGACGATCAGACGGCGATCCTGAACCCGGACGACGGACCGGCGCGGTGGGACGAATACGAACGGGTCCACCTCGGACTTCTAACCGGCGCGCCGCGGAAGACGAAGAAGGCGTATGACTACCCGATCGCGAAGGACGGGAAGGTCTTCCGATCCGCGCTTCTGGACGCCCGGAAGCTCGCTGGTGCCCTCAATCACGGCGCGATCTTCGAAGCGACGGGGAAGCTCCTGGGCGCGATCGACGCGGAAGACGGGATCGAACAGGACGCCGAAGCGAAGGTCGCGGCGATGGCGCTGTCCGGCGATCGGGTAACCGAACTGCTGTCCCTCGAAGCGGTCGACATCGGCGATCTGAAGCAGACGATCGTCCAGGTCCTGCCGTTCACAGGCGACGACTACGTCACGGCGATCGACGGTCGTCAGTTCCGGGTTTCGGAGTTCTCTTTGGAACGGATCGCCGAAGCGTTCGCGGATCGTCAGAACCCGCTTCTGCTCGACTACGAACACGACACCTACAACCCGATGGCGACGATGGGATCGGTCGCCGCCGGTTGGATCTTCGAAGTCTTCACGGTCGGTCCGGACGAAGAAGTCGCCGACGAAGAAGTCCTGGCGAAGGTCGAAGAATACGGTCCCGGGGTCTACGCCCGCGTGGACCTGACCGAAAAGGCGGCAAGCCTGATTGCCGGTCGGGAATACATGTTCCTGTCACCGGTCATTCACACGAACGACGAAGGAACGGTTATCGAATTCCGCGGCGCTGGCTTGACAAATGACCCGGCGTTGGATGGAATGATGCCTGTAGCGGCACGACGAACGGCAGACGGCGCAGACCCGGAAAGCGGGAACGGTCGCGAGCCAGAACCCACGACGGAGGACGACATGGACCTCGAAAAGCTGTCGGCAATCTTTGGCCGACCGATCACCGGGGAAGGTGACCTCCTGGCAGCGGTCGAGGGGCTGAAGGGTGATTCGGCGAAGCTGGAAGCAGCGAAGTCCGAACTCGAAGCTCTGAAGGCAGACCAGCTGGATCGGGACGCGACCGAAGCTGTCGCCGCCGCGATCGAGAAGGGTCAGCTCGCGGACGCGCAGAAGGGGTGGGCGGAAGATCTGTTCAAGAACGATCGCGCCGCCTGGGACGCCTATCTCGCCGCGACCGCCGAAGGCGCGTTCACGCGGAAGACCGAAGATCCGCCGACGCCGCCGAAGCCGGGACGGAACACCGCCGACCCGAACGACAACGCGAACAATTCGCCCGCGGACCGGGAAGGGGTCAGCATCCCTTCGACCGTTTCCGCTTTCAGCCGAACGATCCCCGTCGAGCAGGACAAAGCCGATCAGCTTTCCCGCGCCGTTCTTCTGGCCCGGGAAAAGTTCGATGGCGATCTGGCCCGGGCGATCCGCTCGATCCAGAGGGGGTGACCCGTGGCAACCTTCGAACTCCAGCCACTCGTCCATTTTTCGCTGACGAACGCCGAGGCATCGGCGGACGTCGAAGCGGGGATGGCCGTTTCGTACCTCGGAAAGAAGCTCGCCTCAGGCGAAGATGAGAAGTTCGCGGGTATCGCGAAGTTCACCGCCGAAGCCGGGGAAGCAATCACGCTCCAGCACGGGATCGTCGAAGTTCAGGTGACCGGGACCGGGTCCGCGAACGCGCAGCTGATCCAGGGCGCGACCGCCGGAAAGCTGGCGGCGTCCGCCGGGACGACCGTTCTGGTTCTCGGGTTCGCGCTCGAAGCGTGGACCGCCGCTGCAACGATCCGCGCTTTCATCTTCCCGTCGCCGCGCCGCCCTGCGCTGACCTGATGGAGGGGAGAGAAACATGAAAGATCATCTGGACGCACTGCAGCTGAACATCGACCCGCTCGAATCGGCACTGTCTATCGGGTACGCCGTTCGCGGGCTGGTCGGACACCGTTTTCTTCCCGCCTACCGCGTCGGTTCGCCGACCGTCAAGGCGAAGGTTTATGGGACCGAAGGCTTCCAGCTTGTCGACGCGAAGCGCGCCCTGCGCGCCGAGCCGAAAGAAGTTGACTTCACGGTTTCCGAGACCACGAAGCGCCTGACCGAGTACACCCTTCAGGTCCCCCTCGACACCCGCGAGGAGGAAGCCGCAGCGATCGGTTCGATCGACGCCCGGGGACGGGCGCGGACCGTCGCGCAGCGCCACGTCGCAATCAGTCGGGAGTACGACATCGCTTCGACCCTGACGACCGCCGGGAACTACGCTTCGGGGAACTCGACCACGATCACGGATCAGTGGAACGACTTCACCTCGGGCGTGTCGGACCACGACCCGATCACGGCGATTGACACCGCGAAAAGTGTCATCCGCCAGAAGACCGGGATGGAGCCGAACTACTGCTTGATGGGTCGGACGACCTGGAACGCGGTCAAGAACAACACCTACATCCTGGCGAGGCTGCCAGGTGGAACCGGCGCGGACACCAAGACGAAGTTCGCTTCCGTCGATTCCGTCCGGGACCTTCTGGAACTCGACGAACTGATGGTCGCCGATTCCGTCTACCACACCGGTTCGGCGTTCGCGGACATCTGGTCCGACGTCTGCATCCTGGCCTACATCAACCCGAACCCGACCGAAGAGGAGGAACCGACCTTCGGCTTCACCCTGACGCGGGAATACGGCGAGGTGGACGGTCTGCCTCTCCTGGGCGTCGCGGGTATCTATCAGAAGTCGCCGTGGGTCACGGGCGTCTGGTACGGCGAAGAGCGTCTCCCCTGGATCGCGCTCGACACCGCCGGGTATCTCATGCTCGATACCTGCAGCTGACCGCTCGCAGCGGGTCGAACTTCCGGGCGGGTCGGGACGCGTTCCTGACCCGCCCGTTTTCTTTCAACGACCGAACCGAACGGAGGCAGGAATGAAGCTCAAGTCTGATCACCACACCGTCCAGGTCGGCGGGGAACCGTCGTACGAAATCGAAACGACCGACAAGGATCTGATCGAGCGGCTGAAGGGTCGCGGGTTCGTCGAAGTCAAGGCGACCCGGGAGCCAGCCGCGAAGAAGACCCCGGCGAAGAAGACCCCGGCGAAGACGGCGGCGGCGAAGACCGGTCCGAAGACCGCCGGGAAACTCCCGCCGAAGGACGACTGACGTCACAACCAGGAGGTGACCGATGGGGAACTATCTAACGTACAACCCGCCGACGACGAACGACCTGGAGCCGTACATCACGGACGGCGCGCTGTCGAACGTCCTGGACGATATCGCGGCGGGCGCGGCGCAGATCGCCGCCGTCGATCAGGCGATCGACGCGTCCGAATCCGAAGTCGATTCGTACCTGGGCGTCAGGTACACCGTTCCCCTGACGTCGCCGCCGGAAGTCGTCATCGACGCCGCCGCCGTCCTAACCGTCGAACGGATTTACAACCGGGGACTCGGACCGACGGATCGGGTCCGCGAACGAGCGGAACAGATCCGCGCCTGGCTGCGCGACGTTTCGAACGGGAAGGCGAACATCGTCGGGGTCGCCGACGCGCCGACGACCGGGGTTGATTCCGGGGTCATCGACGTAGACGCCGAAGACCGCGAACTGACCCGGACCACGCTGGACATCTACTGATGGCGAAGTGGCGCTGGACGACGAAGCACTTTGATATCGACGCGACCGCGCTCGGCGGTCCGTTCGACCGGCTGATCCGGGAGATGTACGACGGGAAGCCGTTCCTGGAAGTTGCCGGGATGGTCTACCTGGAAGCGGTCCGCGAAGCGTTCGAACGCGGGGTCGATCCCGGGACGATGACGCCCTGGGCGCGGAACCGTCCGAACACCGTCGCGGCGAAGGGTCACGGAAGGGTCCTAGAACGGTCCCGACGCCTGAAGCGATCGTTCACCCGTGGCGCGACCGGGAACGTCTTCTCGCTGTCCGGAAAGCGTCTCAAAGTCGGATCTCGGCTCAAGGTCGCGCACTACGCCCACGAAGGGACCCGACCGCATACGATCGTCCCGAAGAAGAAGACGATGCTCCGGTTCAAGACGGCGGGCGGATGGGCGTTCGCCCGGAAGGTCGCGCACCCCGGAACGCCGCCGCGCCCGCTGATCGGCGTCCACCGATCGACCGCCGCGGAAATCACTCGCCGGCAGATCCGACTTCTTGACCAGATCGCCAGCGATCGCCAGCGAACGGGAGTCTGAAAATGGCAACGACGAACCTACAGTTCGACGACCTGGAAGACGACATCGTCGCGAAGCTCGCCGCGAACGCGCTGATGACGAACCGGGTCGCCGCCGCGATCAGTCCGCTGATCGACATCGCCGAATATCCGACGCCGCCGTTCGTCCTGGTCAGCGCGACCGGGGACGACGTCGATCCCGAAAAACAACCGATCGGAAGACCTATCGTTCGGAAGATGACCGTCACTGTCGAGATCGTCATCTTCGGGACGCACTACCGGTCCCGTGGGGACGCCGCGGGGATCCACGAGCTAGCCGCTACGATCAAGGACGAACTTCAGGGATACTTCCCTTCGACGCTCGTCCAGCGTCCATTCGTGTACGAATCCGGAAACGTCTTCGACTACGACGAAACGACCCGCTTGATTGGATGGGTGCAGTCGTGGAAGACTATGACGCAGGTACAGGAGGCCTGAACCATGCCGAAAACGTACAACCTTTTCTATT